TTACCGCCTCTTCAATTCCGTCAGCAGACTCAGCGTCCTTGAACCTCTCAATAAGACGTTCTTTGGCAGCATCGGGTAGCTCGGCTTTGTCTACAGCCTCTTTAATAGTGGCTTGTGCTTCAGCCTTTGCCTTCTCCTTCTCCGCCTCAGTTATCTTGGTTTTGAGGTCGTCACGCTCTGTGGTCAAATCTGTAATCTGACCCTCTAGTTCCGTAACTCTCTCTTCCAATTCCATCTTGTGCTTTACCTCCAGTTTAATTTCTGCCCTGACATCAGTCTCTATTAGTTTAACCAAGTCAGGACGCTTCTCCTTTAGGGTCGCTAGTTCTATTAGGTCAATGTCCTGATTCCTACTAGATTCGTAAAGTGTAACAAGTCCACTAGCCCCAGGTTCAGTTACGAAATCCACCGACCTAGAACCCGTAAGTTCCTCTATTACTAGAGTCTTTTCACCTTCAATGGTAGCTTCGGTAGCCCTGCCCACAGCATTGATAGAGATGCCCATTTCTGAAAGCAATCCTTTATCTCGCAGTGTAGCCAGCTTCGTCATCAACCAAGGCTCGATGATTTCAGCAACTCCAGTAACGACCCCACCTTCATCACACGTCACATCTTTCAGCACAGCAACCCAGCCTGTATTCTTTATTGACCTTTCGGGAAGCTCCTTTTCCTCTGTTTCCGTTGGATGGTCAGCATACATTTTCTGACCTTCAAATACCTTGTAATCCCGTTTAAGCATTTCGGCAGGATAGTATCGTGACTTATCAGCATTGAATCCAGGCTTAATAATTATTATTGTAGCCCTGCCTTTATCAAATGTAGCCTCTGTTAATGGCACATAACTCAACACATATTGCCGTGACATTGTTTCCTTCACCCATCTTGGAATGTCCTCGTCTTTAACTTCTAGCTTTCTATATTCAGCCCGTATCTTCCTTTTAACAGCCGACATATCAGCAGCGAGTATGGCAACTTTCTGCCCCTTGAATCCGCCTGGACTTAATGTAGCAGCAGCTTTACTTAATTGTGCTTTGGTAACTTTCTTGGTTAGGTCTTCCCATAATCTCAATTTCCAACTAGACGACTTCTCTGCATCAGGCACATAGGCAAAGGCAGTAGCGGGGAATTTAATACCATCTTCAGTCTTCATTACCGCCTGCTCTTTTATAAGGGTTAGAACTTTATCAGCTTCCTTCAAAGCCTCCTTAGCCTTTCCCTCGTCTGGTTCTTCTGAGTCCAGTAATTCCTGACACAATGCCACAATTTTCTTTATGCGAGAAGAATCTAAATTGGCATTACGTCTGCCCGCCTCCTGTATAATCTCTGAATATGTAGTCCTTAACGATTCCATTGACTTGTAGACGATTTGTTTTAATACCTTCTTTGGTTCACCTATTTTCACGCCATCTTCGTTCATCTCATAAGTCGCTTTATAGGTTTGACCATCAACATCATAGGTAAGCTCCCCATCAAATACCTCTTCCACCTGTAGCTTCTTAGGTATGGGGGATTCCACATTTAAGCTATATTCAGACATTAATGCCGATTGAAGTAGATTCCTTTTGCTTTTATCACTTAACACATTTGCCTCCTTGACTTTAGACTCTCTGGTAACCCATCTGCCATTTACTTTCTTGTATTTCTTCTCTACCGCAGCCCACGCAGTAGCATGAGAAAGGGCTTCTTGTTGTTTCCCTCTATCCTTATACTGTTCCCAAGCCGAATTGAAGGCTGCCTGATATATCTCCTGAGCGTGCTTAGGCATCTTCTGCACAGCATCTGGTAAATCGCCTAATGTTGGATATGGCATATTTAACCTCCTAAAATAAAAAGAACCACAAACATTTCTGCCTGTGGTTCTTCCATTCGGCTATTCGTTGGGACTAGGGATTTGCACCCTAGATGATGAGGATAGGCGTGTACCGACGCCTGGTTTTATTGCCTGCCAACTCGGAGGGATGTCCTTCCATACCCAGCGTATCCTCGGTATAAGGGTAACACCTTTCGGCCAAAGCTAGACATTCTCGCTATCTCGGTTGGCAAATCCGTTACGCAGGCTCACCGAAACGGCTCTCCTTCATCTGATGAGCGTCTACCTATTCCGCCACCCCAACGATATTTAATTGTTAATTACGCTAGTCTAATTTAACCGTCCTCTCAATAGTAATAAGAGTCGGCTTGCCAGCTCTTACTTGCACCTTAATTATACCATACTCAAGGAACTTCGTCCAATTTATCTTCTCTAGTTCCTCCTTGAGCTCTATATCTTTATCTGTCATTTTCTTATTCTATAAGTTGGCTCTGGGGCATAGATTTGAACTACGCTCTCTGGGTTCAAAGCCCAGTGTCCTACCACTAGACGACCCCAGATTATTTCCTTATTCTTGCTGGAGCTACTGTGCATCTGCAATCTGGGTGTTGGGGCGGAGCCATAACGCCACCGCTGAAAGTCTGATTTGCTGGTATAACTCCCTCTGCTTCGTTGGCTTCACACTCCGGGCTTACCAAATCATCACCAGCCGTTATCCACTCCTTGCCCTCAATCCCCATATCCTTCATTCTATCTAAACTTGCTTGCGATAGAGCATTGGAGGTTTCAGTCCGTGCTATCAGTTCACTTCTGTATCGGCTCATATCAGCAAATTCAGTTCTAATATCTCTAGCTAGCCCCGGGATACCTCGCTTAGTTTCTATCCCCTGACTGATAGCGTGTGCCAATCTTCTTTTAGTCTCTTCATCCATTCCCTTGACTAAGGTAGCACTATGTTTCTCTGCCCAGTCTATTGCTTGACTAATTGGCGGTCCCTCATAAGCTATTGGCACACCAGCCTTAGTCTGCCCCCAGGTTATCATCTCTGCTGAACCAGAGAAGTAAATCTCTGCTATTTGCCCACCTATATCTGCTATAAGTTTCTCATTGAATGTGGCTAAAATAGGGTCAAGTATATTCCCCGATTCACTAGCAATAGACTCCTTGATATATCTATTATAAATACTACTCAGCTTACTATAGGGAAAGGCTTTCTCTAGCTTATTGAAGTATTTAACGAGTTCTCTTTGTAGACTTCTTTCCCTTCTTTTGTTTGCGAGGCTGTTTGGGTTTGCTGGTATTCTCGCTTCTAGTAACTGTATCAGGTTGTTCAGCTCCACCGCTACTGTCACTTGCTACCTCCGTCTCACTTGTCGTAATTGTGCTTTCTGGTATCTCCATTCCCTCAGGTATGCCCCCACCAATAGACACCTCCCCCGTTACCTCCACCTGCAATGCCTTCCCCTTCTCACAGTCGCAAAATGACATAATCAGCCCGTGTTCAAACTCTACAAATCCCCTGTCTTGACACTTTTCACATTCCATCTTTTACTCCTTTAATTAGTTTCAGATTTCCTGTCTACCAAACCCTACACCCAAATCCTTGCCCCATACCATTATAACCCGCTCCTCTTTTTCATTATCGCCTTCAAATATAAATCTTACTTCCGAAAGGTCAGGAAAAGGATCGGGGTCTTTACTATGAGTTATTGATATACGCTTTAATTTAGAACCTGCCCTATGCTCTGATAGCATCTCAACTATAACATCATCCTGATTCATTGCTTACTCCTTTCCATAAGTAATCCCCTGAGACGATTGTTCTCATACTTTAGCCAAGCATAGTTCCCTAGCAAATTGAAGTAAGGAATAAGACATTTTATTGCCCTACACCAACTAGCTGGCATTATGAGGAAGTTCATTTCTCCTCCTTTTTAGATATACTCTCCCTATACCACTTTAAGTCTCTAGCCAATGCAATATTGGGGTTCTTTTTTATTACTTCTTCTAACTGGTCCAGCACCTCTGCGGGGTCGTTCACTCCCAATGTTAATAGAGCTATCTGCTTGACATCCTCAGAATCACCCAATTCTGGTAACACCTGAAGTATCTGAGTAAGTGCTGTCGCAGCCTGTAATATATCGGCTGGTGCAATCTTGGGGAAGTCTCTATCTACATACCACTTATCAGGTTTAATATCAGCGTGTTCTAAAATAACCTCATCAATATCTTGGTAGGCATCATTCCATACTTGTTGATAGGATTGAAACATCTTCATCATTGGGAGTTCAACCGTCTTGGCTGTGGCTAAGTTGCCAGTTGATATATCCCCAAAATACTGCTCGGGAATACCAACAGCTGCACATATTTGATACTTAATCATCTTGCCATCTTGATATGCAGCCGAAGCCCCAGTCTCTGTTTTAATCGGTGTGGTATCTACGCCTAAGTTCTCCACTTGGGTAGAACCAGCGGGAACTTGTTTTTGATGTGTCTTTGCCTTAACCGCATCCACCGCAGCCTGACCACCCTTGACTTTCTGCTTCCAAGCAAATGTAGCCAATGCCAACATAATCGCTATTCTTGAAGATAGAAACCGCCTGTAATACTTTATCCAATCTAATGCAGGTAGTAATAACGGATTGCCTCTTTGACTGATAGTATTGGAAGTCAAATGATAGACTAAGGCATCTTCTGTCTTTTGAACACTTGTCCCGAGAGCATCCTTTGTAGCTTCGTTTTTCTGGTTGGTTATAGAGCAGTAAATATCTGTATGTGCTTTACCCTGCCTATCCGACCATTGTCTCTTATAAAATCTAACATCCTCTACATCATCAGGGTCGGTGATAATCTCTGTTATCTCTAATGGGTCAATGCACCTGATTTTGGCTTCACCGTTAGCTCCCAAGAAAATGGCAAAGAATATCTCACCATCTACTAAGAGTTTATCAGACGACCTGCGTTGCCCCCTAGCTGACAAGACACTCTGATTAGCCCTAGCATCCCAGAAGCCTTCTAATACCTTCTTAGCAGGATCATCCTCCATATCCCACACCATACCAGTACCAAATGTGTAGTCAGTCCATAATCTTATAGCCTGCCTTGCTAGTGGGTCTTTGGCAAAGTAGAGTCTTGATAGTTTGAGGTTCGTTATCCGTTCCGCAGGAGAGATA